AATCCGCGCGGCAATCGCCGACGCCGCACCCGCTGCACGTCGCGCGATTGTGACGGGTGGCGACGACGACGCGCCGAAGTTCCGCGGCGGTCGGTTGAAGAATTTCACCGACAACCGCGAAGCCTACCGCTTTGGTCGGTTCCTCTTCGCCGCGTGCAATCACACGAAATCGGCGGATTGGTGCGCGCGGAACGGGCTTACCGTCAAGGCGCATTCCGAAGGGAACAACAGCGCGGGCGGCTTCCTAGTGCCCGACGAATTCTCCGACACGCTTATTTCGCTTCGCGAACAATTCGGCGTTTTCCGCGCCAACGCGAAGTCGTGGCCGATGTCGCGCGACGTCATCTACATTCCACGACGTACGGGTACCCTGACGTCGTATTGGGTCGGCGAAACAAAGGCGGCGACCGAATCCACGCAAACCTTCGATAACGTGATGCTACAGGCAAAGAAACTCTTTGCTCTCACCACCACGTCGTCGGAACTTGCGGAGGACGCGATTGTGAACATCGCCGACAACGTCGCGGGCGAAATCGCCTACGAATTCGCGTTGCGCGAAGATCAAGCGGGATTCAACGGCGACGGTACTAGCACGTTCGGCGGAATCGTCGGACTCGCCAACGCAATCGGTAGCGCGGGCACGTCGGATTCGGGCATCGGTACTTCGGCATTGTCTTCCGTTTCGGTTGCAGACCTTCAAGCCGACATCCACGGCATGATGGCACTACTCCCCGCGTACGCGCAAACCCCGAATACCAAAATCTACTGTCACAAGTCGGTTTTCCACGCGATGTTCGAACGCGTCGCGATGGGTGCGGGTGGCGTAACCGCCGCAGAAATGCAAAACGGCGTGGCGCCGCGATTCTTCGGCTACCCCGTCGTGTTCTCGCAAGCAATGTCGGGCACCATTGGTTCGGGCACCGACGGCGCCGTGTTGGCCTACTTCGGCGACCTTACGCAAGGTGTCGCGTTCGGCGACCGTCGTAGCGTCACGATCAAGACATCCGATAGCGCGTTGAACGCGTTTGAACAGGACGAAATCGTAATTCGTGGCACCCAACGTATTGACATCAATTGCCATTCGTGCGGCGACACTACCGCCGCGGGCGCCGTCGTCATGCTCACCCGTTGATAGGAAGGGAAACCAACCATGATTGAAGTATCTAATCAAAAAACCGTTCTACTAGTCAACGGCGCATCGTTGGCAACGAACGCAACCACCACCGCCAACGTCGATACACGCGGCTTCGATGCGTGCCGCATCGCGGTTTTCAGTTCAATCACCAACGCGCCCGCCGTGTTGAAGGTTGAACACGGCGACACGACCGACGCTACGGCGTTCGTCACAATCAACGCGACAGCGGGTACGGATTTCACCGCCGCCGCTAGTAGCGCGACGACCACGAACCCGTCGGCCGTGTTCGACATCGTTACCGCGGGGCTACGTCGATACCTTCGGTTCACCTACACGGGCGCATCCGCGGCTACGTCGAACGTCGTCGCTATCGCGGAACTAGGCCGACCGTTGACGGGTATCGACAGCGCCACCGACCTGTCGGCGGCGAATTGGGTTACGGTTCCTAGCCGCTGATTCGTTCCTGTCTCTTCCTACCTTGCTACGGGGCGTGGGTGCAAGCCCGCGCCCCGTAGTGTTGAAAGGCCACAATGCAACACAACAGCAACACAAAAACGATTTTGCTTACGCTCGGAACGACCGCCACGAACGCGACCGCGTCGGGGCAAGTCGATACAAAGGGCTTCGATTCGGTACGCGTCGCCGTCTTCAAGTCAACGACCCACGCGCCGACTACGTTCAAAATTGAACACGGCGACACGACCGACGCTACCGCGTTTGTCGCGTGCGGCTTGACAGGCGGCACCGATTACACAATCCCCGCGCAAGCCGCGGGTACCACGAACCCTTATTGCGTGTTCGATATTGATACCGCGGGCTACCGTCGGTATCTACTCTTTACTTGCACCCCTAGCGCGTCGTCCAACATCATTTCAACCGCCAACCTAGCGCGCCCTGCAATGGGTCGAAAGGCGGTAGACGATGTTGGCGCTACCGTGTGGGTACGTTCGCCCGAACGGTGATAGAATCGCCATAGCCAACGGGCGTCGGAGCCGTTAGTTAGGCTACGCATAGCGGCGGCGGAAGCCGTCGCTATGTCTTATGACAATCACGAAAATTGACATCGGTTGCATGGATCGTTGTACCGCGGGCTTTGAACCGTGGGATATCGCGCAGGGACGCGACGCGCGCGCGCTAGTCGGAATCCCCGACGGTTCGCTAGAAGTCGTCAAGGCTAGCCACGTTCTAGAACATATCCCGCACCGCGAAACGCTTGCCGTGTTGCGGGAATGGAATCGCGCGCTACGCGTCGGCGGTACGTTGCTAGTAGCGGTGCCCGATTTCGATAGATGCGTGGACGCGTACGCGCGCGGAGTCGCGTGGCCTGTCGAGCAATACATCATGGGCGGACAGACGGACGCCAACGATTTTCACGCCGCGATATTCAACCGACAGAAACTCACCGACGCCCTAGCGTCGGCGGGCTTCGAAGTCGTCGGAGATTGGGCGGGCGACTCGAATACTTGTTCGTCGTTGCCCGTGTCGTTGAACATTCGCGCCGTAAAGCGCGCCGCGGGCGTGTTGCGCCGCGCGCCCGTTCGACCGCTCCCCGATATGCACGCGGTGATGAGTATGCCGCGGCTAGCGTGGACGGAAAACATGGGGTGTTGCTATACCGCGTTGGGGCCGTTGCATATTCCGTTCGTTCGGTCGATTGGTGTCTTTTGGGGCCAATGCTTGCAACGATTGTTCCAACAGATCGCGGAAGGCGGACAACATAAGTACGTCCTAGCGATTGACTACGACACGATTTTTGACGCCCACGACGTATGTATGTTGCGCGACATCGCCGACGCGCACGACCTCGATATTTTGTGCCCGTTGCAGATTGGCCGCGACCGTAACCAATTGCTTGCGAAAATCGACGACGGCACGGGGCTACCCGTGTCGGAACTAGGGGTGGAACGACTCGCCGACGACCATTGGCCCGTGCTGCACGGGCATTTCGGGCTTACGTTGATTCGGTGCGACCGCCTACGCGAATTCCCTATGCCGTGGTTTGTCGGTGAGGCGGGCGCGAAGGGCGATTGGGGCAACGACCGCGTAGACGACGACGTTTACTTTTGGAAGAAGGCGCGCGCCGCGGGTTGGAAGATTTCGACGACGCCACAGGTACGCGTCGGCCACCTACAAGTCGTCGCGTCGTGGCCCGATAGGAACTTGAATTGCGTGCATCAATTCATGCACGACTACCACACGAACGGGAAACCCGATTGGACACTACCACCAACGTAATTTGCATCGCGTTGCAACCGTGGGCGGGCGCGCGTCGCGGCGCGCTTGTCGCCGTGTCGCCCGCGCTTGCGGTTCAATTGCAGCGCCGCGGCGTGTTGGAATTCGTGACGCAATCCACGACCGCCGTAACCCCGCGGGAATCGCCCGTGGCGCCCGCCGACGTCGAAACCCCTACCGACACCACACGCAAGCGCGGACGGCCGCCGCGGGCGAAATGACGCCGCTACGCGTGCCGATGAACGGAACAACCAATGGCTGTTGACCAATACGCCCTGACCACCCTAGCCGCGTTGAAAGCCTATATGGGGATTTCGACTAGCACCGACGACGCGGTGTTGGAATCGGCAATCGACCGCGCTAGTTACGCAATCGAAGCGTACGCCGACCGTAAGTTTGTGCAGCGTCGGTTTTACGAATGGACGACGGCGCGTGGCGATAGCGGGCTTGTCGTTCACAATCCTCCCGTGGCGCACGTTCACTACGTGGGCTTTGGTTCGCTTGCTTGTATGACGGTGCGTAGCACGGTCGCTAGCGACATTTCGGCCACTATCACAGTTAGAGAAAGCAAACTAACTCTAACCCGCACGGATTCATCGGGCAACGAAACCCAAACCGATATCAATTTCTCAAACCATAAGTCGTCGAACGCGCTCGCCGCGCAGATTACCGCTACTACGGGTTTCGCCGCGTCGGCATCGGTGAATTGTTCGGTATACCGAATCAATCGGCTAGTCGGCCGCGACCTGAAAGACAGCGTCGCTACCGTTACCTTTGCCGATCAGGCGCAAATGGACGTGACGGGCGACCTACCGCGCGGGATTCTCTACATTGGTCGTAGCGGCTACGACGACGACAACGGCGACGGGTGGCCTACGGCGTCCGTGTCGGTGCTAGTCGATTACGACGGCGGGTACGAAACGATTCCCCCCGACATTGTCCACGCGTGCCACCTCATCGCTAGCCGAATCTACAACGGGCGCAAGCGCGATACCGCGCTAGCGTCGGAGTCGTTCGGCGATTACTCCTATTCGCTAGGCGGTGTTGATTCGATGGACGCGGAAGCGCGCGCGCTCATCGCACCGTATAGGCGGTACTACAAATGAGCGTATCTAGCCTCATCGCGCAGCACGGCGTAACGGTAGACGTGTTGACGCCGACGGCGTCGATAGCCGCCAACGGTTCGGTAACGAACGGCTACACACTCACCGCGCAACTTGCCGCGTTCGTCCAACCGCGGTCGGCGGCCGATACCGATTTCGCGGGCGCGCCGCGTATGCGCGTGGGCGCTACGTTCTACTTTGCGGGCCAACAATCGTTCGACACCGACGGCCTGTTGTCGATTACGGATGGACAATACGCGGTACGGTCGGTGCGTATTCCGATTCTGCGACCTAGCGCCGCGGCGAATTGCCACACAATCGTCGAAGCCGACCGCGTCAACGGGCTAACCTTTCCGATTGTCGAGGGTTGAACCTATGACGTTCGTACCCGATCCACACGTGCAGATGAAACTACGCCGCGCCGTGCAAGAGGGCGTAAACGCGTACCTTTTGACGGTGTCGCGCGCGATGCGAGAAACGCTATCGAAAAAGGGGATGGGTCGGCTATACAAGGTAGGCAAGGGGAAAAAGAATTCCCGCAACCTACGCGAATCGGGCTACCACCGCGCGTCGCATCGTGGAGCGCCACCCGCACCCGATACGGGCGCGTTGCGTAGGTCGTGGCAAGTCGGCCGCGGATTGCAGGGCGGAACGGGTGGCGTAGCGTTCCCGAAGGGTTCGGATACGTTCGTGCCGTCGCGACGCAAGCGCCGACCCGTACCCGCGGAAGCGCGGCAAGCGTTGCTAACGGTGATTAGCAACGGGAACGTAATCGGCTACCGATTCGGTAGCGCGTTGAAGTATGCGCGAATCGACCGCGGTTGGGGTCGCGTCAAGCCGCGCCCGTACGTCGAACCTACTATGGCTATGACGCGCGACCTATTCGAACCAATAATGGCTACCGCGCTTCGACGTCATTTTGGAGGGCCGCCGCGTGCATAATCTACTAGACGCGTTGCGTACGAAAATCGCGACGTCGGGCACGGGTTCGGGTTTCGCGGCGCTGTTTAGCGGTCGCGTCTACCTTGACAGCGCCGCGGGGGATGATTCGTTGCCGTTGTGCGTCTATACGGGCGCTCAAAACCGATACGAACGCGCGTTCGATTCCACGTTGGATACGGTGAACGTCACGTTTTCGATTTTCGAACCGTCGAACCAATGCTATTACGGCCCGACGGGTAGTGCGCGCTTGAAAACGCTACTAGACGGCGCGGAACTAACCGCGACGGGCTACGCGCGCGCGGTGGTATACCTACGGCAACGGGGCGTGCCCGTTTTCGCCGATGACGTGTGGACAACGTCCGACGTATACGAAATCGTTGGATTCGTGAAGGGATAAAAAATGCCTACCTCATTCATTGTTGGCAACGACGGCGCCGTGGCCTTTCCTTCGACCGCGTACAGTATGAACGTACGTACGTTCGCTGCAAACGTCGCGTATACGGAATCAATCCTAACGGGCTTCGCGCATAGTGGCGCCGTTCGTCGGTTGGGTGTTACCGACATTACGGGCACGCTTGCGGGTACTCCGACGCGCGACACGGGTACGCCGTTCGGTACCATCACGTCTAACGTGCTACCGTCACAACCGGGCGGCACCCTTACGCTCTCTCTCACGGGTGGAACGTCAACGGCTACAAGCGTTACCAATGCCGTGATTTTGCAATTCGACGCGGTGTTTAGCGCGTACGCGTTCTCCGTCGATAAGAATGGGGATAGCACCCTTACCGTGAATTTCGGTATGAACGACACGAACGGGCCGACCGTGGTTTGGACGACGGCTTGACGCGCTATAGTGCGTCGCGATGAACCCGCTCATACAACCTAGCGACACCGATTGGATAGTTTCGGTAACGCATTCGGGCGGCATCGTGTCAAAATTCCGCGTAGCGCCTAGCACGGTGTCGGAAGAATGCGCCGTGGGTCGTGCCATTCGCGCGGGGAAAATCGACATCCGCACCGTTACCGACGTTCGCGTGGTGCGTGCCGCCGAACACGTTCGCGTAACGGAGGGCGACTACGAAACCCAATTACGCGCACTACTAGCGAAGAGGGGAAACCAATGATCGGCGACGCGGTCGCAATCGTAGACGGCGTGGAACGTAGGTTTCCGCCGTTGTCTGTTCGTCAAGTCTGCACAATGCAAACCGCGTTAGCCGAACGCGCCGCGGCCGACGCTATCGCCGATTGCCGCGCGCTAGGATTGGACGCCGACGAAACAATCCGACGCGCGCGCACGGCCCGCGAAGATTCGCGGCTTGCTACGTCGTTAGTGCGTTCGTGTTTTACGTTCGACGGCGCGTGCCGCGTGCTAACCGAATCGGTCGGCGCCGACCGCGCCGAATCTATGTTGGACGGCATCGCGCCCGATGCGTTGGTGGAACTCGCGTTGCAAGTCATCGGGTTTGAATGGGACAACGACGCGGGAAAATGGGTACGCCGTTCGCGGTTGAACCCCGACGCGAACGCGCGCGCGATTGGATAGGGGAAGCGTTTTTGGTGTCTACCGTGGCGAATATCGCCGACCCGCTAGCGTTGCCTGTTGGAGAATTCACCGCGTATCTAGAACTAGCCGCGCGCGGCGAATTGCGCCGCACGTCTAACCCGATAGATACGCGGGCGTGGGTCGAATCTCAAAACCGATAGGTGGCGCGTCATGGCCGAAAAAGGCGGCGAGGTATTCATAGACATCACCGCGAAACTTGACGGCCTAGAAAAGGGGCTACAAGCCGCGAAGCCTATTGCCGTTCAACAGGGCGCTAAACTCGGCTACGATTTCGGCGGCAAGTTCTCCGAACAGGCAAAGGGCGTCGTCGGCACTATCGCGGGGCCGATGATGGCGGCGGGGCTTGCAAAGGCGGCCGCTAGCGTGTTGCGTTCGGATAAGAATATCCCCGACGCGATTCTAGACGGGCTAAAAACAATACCGTTCGTCGGCGCCTTCGCCGACCTAGGTAGCGCCATTTACGACGCGACGTTTGCCGCCGCGGATAAGGCGGCCGACGACCTACTAGCGAAGCAGAACGCCGCACGCGACACGGGGCGGCGTATCGCGGGTGAACGCGAGAAAGAGGCGCAAGCCGCGGCGAACGCTACTACCGCGCTTATGCGCGAACGCGAGCGCCTAGAAGTTACCAACGAAATCGCACGCACGCGCGCGCGTGGCGATGAAGAGGCGGCCGCACGCGCGGAAGCGGCACGCGTCAAGGATGAGCAAGATACGGAACTAGCGTTCCGAATGGCGGAAGGGATTTCCGACCTAGAACTAAACGCGCTACTTGAATTGAACCGCGAAAAACAACGCGCGGCCGAAATTGAACTAGAAACGCGACTACGTACCATCCGCGAAGCCGCGCAGAAAGAGCGCGAAGCCGCGGCGGAAAAGGCAAAGCAAGAGGCGGAAGCCGCGCAGAAACTCGCCGAACAAAACG